GCTATGTATTTCTTAAATAGGTTAGCTGTAGCTTCATTACCTAGATGGTACTCTCCATTAGCTTGCTTCTCTAAATAGAGTGAAGGGCATACATTATTAGCAAAGTGTTTAAGGACATTCTCTACACCTATAGTTCTAACCTTACTAGGTACATAAGTGTCTTCAGGCTGTCCTTTGCCGTTTATATAATGTTCTTCAGTTTCGATGTCACTTGGTCTAACTTCTTTAGCATACTTTACACTTCTATAAACCATTAGAGAGTATTCTGGAGGTAAGTTCTTAGTAACTGTATTCTCTTTATCTACAAATATCTCTGTAGGTGTTAATGGGGTATCAGAGTCTTTACCCTCAGTATTCAAATCTAGAATATCAAGGTTCTGAACTAATGCTTCTCCGTGTCTATTTACACCACATACTATATTAGGAGAAGCAGTATCATACATCTCTTTAAACATATCTATATCAGCAGCAGCTCCATACAGATTGTTAAGTTTTAAGAAGTACTTAAATGGCTTAGAACCATTCTCGTCCGCTAGAAGAGTAGTCATACTAGCAGAAGAGCCTGCTAGATGCTCTGTAAGTAAAGCTATAAGAACATTACCACTCTCTGGGTGTGTAGGATCAGCTGCTTCTTTTAGAAAATTGATAATAGTTTCTTTGCTTACAGGAGCTGGTGTTCCACCTGTAGTAGGTATTTCAGCTATCTTAGCATCCACATACTTCTTAATAAGTTTGACTAGCTCATCTTTGAGAGCTACTTGATCTATGGTCTTACCAGCTAATTCAGCCTTCTGAAGCTCTTTATACTTCTCAAATAAGGCTTTAATGACCTTATCTACCTCTTCATTACCATTAGGTATCTCCCACTTAGAGAATAGCTCTGTAAAGTTAATCTCTGTAGTACCTTTAGGTGTTCTAAGGTAGAAATACTCTGTAGCTACCTTAGGATTAGTTAGAGTATCTCCTGCTAGTAATCTAGCCCAGATGATCACACCATTAGCTAAATCCATAAAGATAGCTCTATGATCATTCTTGCTATCCTTCTTAGTCCTAGCTCTTAGATCAGTTAGTATCTTATTAGTCTGTGTACTCCTATAAGTATCTAACTCACTCTTCTTACTATCCCAAATAGCTTTAGTAATCTCCCCTTCAGGGAGAATTACTTGCTTATCTTTAGCTGTATATACTTGATATTTGATCATATCTCTGCTCCATTACCTTCATCTTCTCCTGGTGTAGGAGTTGGTGTAGTACCACCTTTACCAGTTACATTGGCTACTATATCAGCTTTAATATCCCCATTGATTGTAGCTGTAGTGTTCTTAGTTTCAGTAACAGTATTAGTTGCTGTAGCTTTCACATCCTTAGTAACGTTTGTAGTCTCAGTATTAGTTGTAGTTATAGTATTAACTATCTGATGACCTATGTAAGTCTCTTTGATATGAAGCATCTCAGCTTTGATAGCTTCTAGCTCTTTATCTTTCTCTGTCTTAAGAGCTAGTAATTTCTCATTAAAGCTATTTGCCATTTCAGTAAGCTTAGTATTCACATCTAGCTTAAAGTTAGACATATCCACCTGCATCTTCATCAAAGCATTCTCTAGTGGCAATAGAGCGTGAGCTATCTGTCCTAGCATATCATTAGCTTTGTCTTCAATAGCTTTATTAGCTTGAGCTATTGTATTCTCTAAATCACTCTTGAACTCAGCTATCTTATTAGGTAGGTCTTTATAAACCTCAATAGCCTTAGTAACATCTGCCATATTGGCTACGATAACCTTTAGGTCATCTTTCATCTCTAGTAATGACTTATAAGTCTCTAGGTTAGCTGTAAAGACCTCTAGTATCTTGATACCTCTAGCAACTATCTCAATAGCTAGTAGATGCTTATACACAATATCTATGTTAGATATATCTGCATATACACCTTTAATCTGATCTAGGTTGCTATATAGTGTCCTAAATATCTCTTCATCTTCACTACAATTTACAAAAGACTCTCTAAAGGCATAGATAACGTCTAATACCTCTTTCTTGTTCTTGATCTCTGTTAATAGTGGTATCTGATCTAGAGTATCCTTTAGTACCTGTAGATTATCCTTAAGAGTTACCATAGTATCTTTCATAGTAGCTAAGGTATCTATGTTATCAACTGAGTTTGATACTTTCTCAATAACATTAACTTTAGCTAGGACATTATCTATACTTGTCATAGCTCCTGCTACTGTATCTATGCTATTGATACTATTATTAACTCTTAGTATCTCAGTTAAGTGATTAGTGAAATTAGTAAGTTCTGTAGGTATCTCATATTTCACAACTTTGATCTCAGGTGTATTTGAACCTGTTCCTGTTCCCATAGGGGCTAATGCTGAACCACCAGGAGTACCTGGTAAACCTATAGCTGGCATTATTAGTAAAATCCTTTCTTAGTTTCTAGTGTAGATAGCATATCTTGATCTAATGCCCAAGAATGTTGTTTGGCTTCTTCTAGTTCTCTGACATAGTTATTAACTATAGGTCCTTCTAGTTGCTTGAACCCATCTATGCTTCTGACAACCTTTAAAGCAACTAAAGCATATAGTAATCTAAGCAGTTGGTTTGGTAAAGGAAACTCTGTAGATCCTACATTATCTGTTGTGGAGACTAATTCAGGAGCTATTTTCCTATACTTAACATATAGAATATCTCCCTCTTTATTGTTTGGTAAGTATATGGTCTTAGGATCAATTAGAAAAGCATTCTTAGCGTTTAAGACATACTCTCTCTGCTTACTATCTGTAACATCTAGTATCTCTAAGACTTCTTCACTTTGGACTGATCTTATCATACTATCTCCTTAAACCATAATCAGCAACTATTGTATCTAAAACTTCGTTAGGCTTATCCTTAGCCTTCTCAGCTTCTCTGATACTCTTCGTAGTAGCTAGTATGACATTGCTATCCTTAGCTAATCTCTTAGTAGCTACACCATTCACATTATACGTAAAGTTATCATCCATATTCAGCTCTAAACTAAATACTCTGCTATCACTAGGTACTGCTATGATAGCTTGATCTGTACCTAAGTTAAACTCTGCATATATCTCATTTAATGCTTGATTAACTACAGGTATCAGTCCTTCACTACTCATAGGCTTACCTGCGTAAGCCGAGATATTAACCATTAGATGATCTTGTATATCACTCAACACTTTGTCTATCTGCATTTATATCCTTTCAAAAGATTGTATTTGATCCATATTTGCTAAGAGTATCATAATCCTCATAGAAAAGCTGTTCATCAGCATCTAATGATCTAGCTGCTTCACTAGGGGCATATATATCCATCATCTGTAGCATAGAGATAGTATCTAACACATCATCGTGTCTGCTCTTAAAACCCATTTTAGAAGCCTTAGAAGCCTCGTCAATGAACTCTTTACCCCAAGCCATATCCTTCATCCTATTAGCTACCCAAACATTCCCTTGCTTGAAATTAGGCACAAATAACAAGAACCTAGAGAACTTATCTCCTACAGGTCTAATACCTTCTCTACCACCATTATTTGAACTAGCTAGATTGAAGTAGATGTTCTTCTTAACCATCTCGTCTCTGATCCAGCTAATGAACCCTGCTTGCTGTCCTGTAGCTTCTATGCCTACACTCAGAGGACTATACTTCTGACATAGCCTGAATAGCTCTTTAATGAACTTACTAACCTCTACCTTATCACAGAAGCCATCTACTGCCATATACTGCTTCTGGCTATTTACAGCCCATACTGTAATCACACTGTAATCACTACTATCCTTTACAGTAGTAGCTAAATCCGTAGTGATATAGAAGTTGTAGCTAAACTTGTTCTTAAACACTTCCTTCTCATCAAACCACTTAGTATCATCATCATTTAGTAACTTATCTTCATCAGAAGTAACCCTTAGCATAAGCTCCTGATTGAAGTTCTCTGGTCTTTTCATAGCTTCAGCTTCTTGATACTCTCTCAATACATACTCATAGGGAAATCTATCTTCCCAGCTGCCTTTGAACTCCTCTTTAGTGCAAGGGAACTTCTCACATACAGGTATAGCTGTAACCTTCCAGCTACCGCTCTCAATAGCCTTATACAGTGGATCTTTAGCATTAAATGGAGTTCCTACCCATACGATCTTCTGATTAGTAGGATGTAGAGCTTTAGATACAGCCTTATAAACTATGTCCTCTATGTTCTTGATAGTAGTCTCACTCCTAGCATCCTCATCGCTCATAATGTCATCTAAGAAGGCTACATTAGGTCTCTGACCTAGTTCCCTAGTACCCCTCACTCCAGTACCTACACCATATCCTCTAACTACTAGCCTATCTCCAGCTACATTCTGAAACTCTAGTCTTATATCAGTAAACTTTCTACCACCAGCATTATCATCCCAGTTCTCTTCTCCTACACTACCACCATTCTCTACACCTAATCTAAGACTCTTATTAGGGATCAACTTCTGTAAGAAAGGGCTATTGTCATACTTGAACTGAATATTCTTTCTAAGGGTCTTTACACCATTAACTATGCTATCAGATACATACATTATAAATGATACTTTACCAAAACCTGGTATCTTACCAAATGCAGCAGCATAGAGGATAATATACTCAATAAGGCTACTCTTAGCAGCACCACGATGACATACAAGTATATCTCTAGGTGTCTTATTCAGAATGGTATCTAGCATCCTAAGATGAACTAGAGGAGTAGTATTCTCCTCCATACCATTATTTACCTCTTTAATAAAGTTTACGATAGTTAAAGCTTCTTTACTAGGTACATAGTCCTTGAAGCTATAATCTACCTCATTCAGATACTGATCCATAGACTTTGCCATCATCATTTCCCCATCTTATTTGTTTTAGAGTAACTATATCATCTTTCGCTCCCTTTGGTATTACCAAGAAAGGATTGACATCATATATTCCTCTATTGCCCTTGATTATACAACCTTTCTTCATAAAGCCTATTATCCTATTAGCTATTGTTTCTGATACGTTATACGTCTTAGCTATCTCTTTATATGTAATATTAAGCTTGAAGTCCTGTTTAACCACATTAGTTAGTAGATCCATAACTATATACCACTGCTCTATGCTCTTGCATAATAGAGCAGTTTCTATTAGCTCCTGCATATATACTAAGTTATATCCCTTAGCCTTCATATTCTTCTTACGAAGTATAAACTCATCTTGAGCAATCATCTCATTAGTTTCAGCATCGAACCTCGATACTAACGTATGTTTCTCTACTTGTACTGACATTTGTTTCTCCTTTTCTCTACAAGTTATATTAGTCTTATCTTGCAATTATACCATATTAGTCTCCAAATGCAAATATAACCTCTCTTATTGGTCTCCACGTGCAAATAGCAAACTACCCGTAAATTAGCTATCTCTACGCATTTAGAGCATATTTTGCAGTTCTTGTTCTATATATAGTAATAAGAGAAGTAATAGATTTCAAATTAGAAGCTAATGGGAGATATGATTCGATGCTTCGCATCGAAGCAGAGATACCTTCATACAATCATTTAGAGCCTCTCTAAGCAACGATCTAAGTCTCAGAAGCTAATTATACTCTCTAGCATCTAATTGCTCTCAGAGAGGCTCTAAATGACTTCTAACCTATAAGTTTATCTGACACTTGAACTAGGGAGATATGTTTGCAGACACAGATGAACCTCACTGAAGCTAATGGTAGCTAATGGAAGCTAAGAGGAGCTATGTCTCCTAACGTTACTCCCTAGTTTCGGTGTCAGGCTCAGTGTCAGATAAACTATCAGCCGAATGTTCTTCGACAATATCAGCTTCTACGATCTTAGCATTTGCTATCTGCTTAATATCTCCACCATTCATAATCAAAGCTCTCTGCTGTTCAACTAGCTGTGCCATAGCTCTCTCATAGGTGCTAACGATACTATCCCTAGCATCAGCTCCACTATTAACCTTAACATTAATATCTATCCCTTCAGGTGGTTTAAGATGAACTAACAACCTATCAGCAGCACTAATCCTATCCTTGCTCAGCTTAGCTGTTCTCATCTCTTCAGCTAAGGTCTCAACAGCAGCATATCTATACCCCTGATACATCAGATACAGAGGTATCTCACTTTGTGCCAATATCTTAGAAACTAAAGGTGTCTTTCTATACCTCTGAGCAGCATAATCAATATTCTTATACTCCTTGCTACCTACAGGACAATCCCTATTATTCTTAACGAAATCCCTATGAGCAAATGCTGCCTGATAGGCATCCTTAATTCTACCCCTATAAGCCTCCAGATAGCTACAGAACCTAATAGCATTAATATAATCCTCTAGTGTAACCTTGTAGCTACTATCCAGATCATCTAACACATTCTTATAAGTGATCACAGTATCTACAAACTTAGCACCATCATAGATAGGATCATCTATGCTCTCATTTACTAGCTTAACCACTTCATCAGTAACAGTTAATTTTCTCTTCTGTCTCTTACCCTTGCTATTAGTCCTAAACCACTCAGCAACAGTATCAGCATCTACGTGTGCAATATTGCCTACTTTATTCAAGCAATCTCCTAATCTAGGTCTTACCTTATCTTCCATAGTTTCTCCTTAAGATATCAAATTACCTTACATTATACACAAATCCTAAACCTTACTCTAAACCTAACTTCTATCTGTTACTGAGGGCAGATATGTAAGCTAAGGAGAAACATCAATCCATAGCCAGCAGTAACAGTTAGAAGTAACAGAGCAAAGAAACAGAGAACCTAACAGAGGGCTTGGCTAAAGCCAAGAGCCTATAGGGCAGACACTTCATCAGAAACAGAGGCAGAAATAGAGCGGAGTAACAGAGGGCAGTATCAGAGGGGGCATCAGCTAGGGCAGTACTTACTAGACCAGTGCAA